TTATTTTTTATCTTTATATTTTTGTTTTACATATTCAATAAAATTATTAATCTCATCTTTAGCTTCCTTTGGAAGTTCATCATAATCAGTATCACTATTAAGTGCAATAGTAATATTTGAATCATCAGTATAATTTCTTACATCGGTTTTACCAAGGAGGTAATCTAAAGAAACGTTAAAATAATTAGATAATTTAATCATTATGTCTGTATCAGGAACTCGTTTTCCCTGCTCATAAAAACCGTATGCACTTGTAGTTATATTTAGAAAATTTGCAACATCCTTTTGTACAACGCCTTTTTCAGAACGTAATTCCCTTAATCTTTGTGCAAACATTTTATAATACCTCCATCTAGATTCTTACAATAATTATACAACCAAAAGTTGTATTAATAAACTATACCAACAAACAGTTGTAAAAAAGTGTTGACATCAACTAAATGTTGTAGTGATCTTAATACAACGAAGTGTTGGGAAAGGAGAATAGTATGAAAAATAAGTTGTTGTTATTAAGAAATAAAAATAGTCTAACTCAACAAGATGTAGCTAAAGCAATAAAGAAGACTACAAGCTATTATGGCATGCTGGAGGTTGGTAAACGAAATCCGTCAATAGAAGTAGCTTATGCACTAGCCAACTTTTATAAAGTAACAATAGAGGAACTTTTTTTTAATCAGCAATACAACAAAACGTTGGTGTAGACGCAATTTTATTTTAATATAAAAGATGGAGGAAAGAAATGGAACAATACTACAGAAATATTTACCAAATAGCGAGAGAGTGTACAAGCTTAACTCAAGAAAAGTCATCAGAACTACTAGATATATCTGTTGATAGTTTAAGAGCATATGAAGGAGGGAAGAGAACACCACCAGAAAACATAGTAATTGATATGGCTAAGATATATAATCGTCCATATTTAATTTTGCAGCATTATCAAAATACTTTGATAGGAAAAGAACTTTTTCCAAAGGTAGAAGTTAAACATTTAGCTGAAGCAGTATTAACATTTTTAGATGAGCTTGAAGATCTAGAGAACATTAAGAAATTAATGATTAAGATTTCACGTGATGGTCAAGTTGATGAAGATGAAAAAGAAGATTGGCAAATGATAATGAAAACACTTGATGAAATGGTATGTGCAATTATAACTATAAAGTTTGCTAGGTAACACATTGTGATAAGAAAACATATTATGAAATGATTTATATTTACGGGGGAATGGATATGAAAGGCGATGAATTAAAGGTAACCATTATAGGATTAGAAGATAAAAAAGGCTTTGATGAGCTTGTGGCAGAGTTACAAGTTGCTGCTGTTATGAAAATGTGTCCTCCAGAGCTAAGACTTCAGGTTTTAAATAATGCTCTAAAGATATTAAAAGCAAATTAACTGATTTTAAACATATTAAAGGAGAAATTCAGAAGATGAATATAATAGAAATCTTATGGAAAATAGGCTATGACGTTATTAAAAGTGATTCTGAAAAATGTGAATATACAATAATGTATGCTCCAGAAAGAAAAAGACGTATGTGGAAGCAGATAAAAGATGGAGCTATTACAGTTGAAAATGAGCTGCTTAATGATATCTATACAGTAACTGTTGGAGAAATTTGTTTTAATCAATGTGGAGATTTATATGTTGAATTTACTGATGTGAATACAAAAAAATGTATTGATTTTTATGAACATAAAAACATGAAAGAAGATGAATTTTATAAATAAAAAAAGAACCTTATATAAAGGTTCAATCAATGTTTGAGATACGGACGCCCATCCGTATCTCCATTATAAATTGAAATGGAGGAAAAGTAAATGGTTTTAGAATTCTTAAATGATTTAAAATCAAAAGTCAGCAAAGAAGAGTTTAATATTATTTTTGCTATGACAAGAGAAGACATAAGGTTTAATAGGACAAGTTTTAATAAAAAGACTACACCTGAAGAATTTATTGAAATATGTAAAAGGTGCTGTGTTGCTTTAAGTAGATGCAGCTAAGTTTTTTAGTTAATGTAAATTACAAATAATGAAAGTGAGGCGAGACTGTGGAAAGAGATTTTAAAGGCATATGGATACCAAAAGAAATTTGGCTGAATACTCACTTAACTATGAATGAAAAATTATTTTTAGTTGAAATAGATAGCTTAGACAATGAAAAGGGATGTTTTGCGTCTAATGACTATTTTGCTGAGTTTTTTGGCTTATCTAAAAACAGGTGTAGTGAAATAATAAAATCTTTAGAGAAGAAAGGCTTTTTAAGTGTTTCTTATAAATACAAAGCAGGCACAAAAGCAATAGAAAGTAGAATAATTAAGCTACTCGAATTATCGATAGGGGGTATTCGGAATATCGACTGCGGTGTTCGAAATATCGATAGAGGTACTCGAGATATCGACAGAGGGTATTCGGAAAACTGTGAAGATAATAATACAATACTTAATAATACAATTAATAATATAAATACTATATCTAAAGATATAGTTAGTAGCACTAAAGTGCAACCCATAATAGATAAGTGGAATGAACTTGGACTCCAAAAGCTCATATCCATAAATAAAGGCACTAACAGATATAAATTACTTCAAGCAAGACTTAAAGAATATGGACAAGATAAAATACTTCAAGCTATAGAAAATATAAAATACAGCAGTTTCTTAAAAGGTCAAAATAATAAGAACTGGACAGTAACCTTTGATTGGTTAGTGAAGCCAAATAATTTTATTAAGATCTTAGAAGGCAATTACGTAGATAAAGAAAATCCAGTTAAGACAGCTAAGAATAAAGAGGTGCAGCCACTCAGATTTAATAATTTCGAGCCAAGAAACTATGACTATGACAATTTAGAAAAGAGGCTCCTTGGGTGGGATAACGATGATTAAAAATAAAATGGATGAAGTTTTAGATGGCCAAATAAGCATATTTGATTTAGTGCTTAATGAAGTTAAAGAGCCTAAAAAAGAGTATGCACCAATAGTCAAAAGTCATAAAGATAAATTTGCAGAAATTATTAATCTATATAAACCAAATGCAGCAAGAATAGTTAAAAGAATATATGGAGCATTGCTTGTGGAGCTTGAAGAAAAGACATTGTATTTTAACAGTGATGGAGTAAAAGAATTGGAGTTGAAAAAAGATATAGATCTGCTTCCAGCTGATGAAATTTTATTTGTAAATCAAGATAGAAATTTAAATGATATGCAGCTTAAAAAACTTAAAGACATGCACGTTACAGAATACATTAAACGTAAAGGTGATGCTAATATAATAATTCAAAAGCAAGATAAGGCAATTGTTATAAATCCTAAAGGATGGATTCTAGAATACTTGCAAAAACCCAAATACCATGAGGACGAAGTATATAAAATTGAGGTTCCTAAAGAAAATATAGGCTTGCATATCTTAAGTGCAGAAACAGATATTGATGAGCAAAGCACTATTAAACCATCAACATTTGCTCATAACCTTATAGATTTTGAGGAAAATGATCTGGTAGAAATAAAGTATAAAGGCAAAAGGCATATAGGCAAGGTAGTAAGAATTTATAACAATGGTGAAACCTTAAATGTTAAATGGGATGGTAAGCAGACAGCTTTTTATTATAAAGCAGTAAAGAAGCTTAAAGAAATAAATATGAAAAATGCAATTTAATTAATTGGTGGGCAACATGAAGGAAGCCCCTAAAAAGGGGCTTATAGTTACTAGGCAAAAGCAAAAAATATTATGGACAAAAGAGTAAATAAAAGAGAAATAAAGTTATAGCGAAGAATCTACATTTAATTATATGAAAACTAACTTCGAATAATTCCAAGTGGTGATAAATAATTTTGTGCATAAAAAAAGCCCCAATTAATGGGGCCAAAATGGATTATATGAATAATATGTTAACTAAATCATTATATTATGTGCAATTTGAAAATATTTATTCTGTTATTGTTACAGTACCAGGACCCAAGAGTACAATTTTGTCAACATACCTGAAAGGACCAATAGTGTATTTTGGTGAGTTTTCTAATAAACGGTGTGATTCCATTACTTCTTGCTGACCATCCATTCTTATCATAAGATTAATTCCGGCAGAGGTGTTTTGAATATTGTATGTAGTATTCTCCATTAACTTTAAATCTTTTATATCATAAATACCTTCAGTTAATTTTACATTTAGTGGTGCAGCGTTAACAGCTAAATTATTCATGCTAAAAGATAAAAGTAAAAGAGCAGAGAGTACAGTCAATATTTTTTCATTTGATCAGCCACCTTTCATGATTTAAGAAAAAGTTAAAAGAATATCATTATATATTATGAATTTATAGCCATATTTAAGAGGTGAAATATAAATGTTATTAGAATTGGCAGGTATTCGTACAAGTTGCTGGATCTTTCTATCAGAATCAAGAATTATTAATAATCCCTCAACATATGCTTCATGATTTTGAACCTTGTAAGAGATATTTTCACTTAAGTTTAAATCTTTCATGTTATAAAAACCTTGTGAATGCATTTCTTGTGGTGCTGCTGTAGCTGCTGTATTGAAAATAAATAATGAGATTAAAGGGATAGAAAGAATGTATATAAATTTTTTCATTCGATAAGCCACCTTTCATAATTTAAGAAAAAGTCAGAAGAACATTATTATATATTATAAATCTATAATCATATTTAAGAGGTGCCAAAGGGATTTGAGTTGCGTTAGCGGGTATTCGTATAAGTTGTTGGATTTTTTTATCAGCATCAATAATTATTAATATCCCTTCAACATAAGGCTGATTATTCTGAACCTTATAACTAACATTTTCACTTAAGTTCAAATCTTTCATATTATAAAAACCTTGTGAATACATTTTTGGCTGAGCTACGGTAGTTACTGTGTTGAAAGTAAAGAATAAAAGCAATGATATAGAAAGAATATATATAAATTTTTTCATTTGACGAGCCTTCTTTCTTGGATTTTAGAGTGTAAATTAAATAGATAAAATTATTATGTGGAAATATGATAGAAATATTCATTAATACCTTGCAGGACTGGAAGGCGCATTAGCAGGGATTACGATGTTAATGTTAAGGTTACTGCAAAAGATAAATAAGAAGAGAGTTAACTAAAGCTCTCTTCCTAAAAAGGAGCTATAAGTATGGGAATTATTAAAGATATAGTTGATATAGTGGTTCCAAGAGTACAAAAGAGAATGGAAGAAGAAGGATTAGATATTAAAGAAGCTTTAAATAAAGAGCTTAGGGAAATGGGATATATTCAGAAGGATGATAAAGTGGAGGAGAAGTTAGAATAAATAAAATATATGCTTTAAGTTGGGGTAAGCAAAAAGGGTTATTAAATAATGCACAAACTGTAGATTTGACGAAATAAATAAAAATAAAAAAGATACTTTTACAGTACCTTTTAAGAAAACTTAACTGAGCCACCACCAATAATTACGATTATGGAATCAAAATTAAGCGGTTTAATAATATACGCAGGGGAGTTAGGTTCTAATCTTATAAATTCTTGCATTTGCTGATTTCCATCAAAAATTATAACAATAGATTTATCAGTAGAAGATGAGTTTTTAACGTTATAAGCTGAACCAGTTACTAAACCTGTATCTTTTAAGCTATAAAGTCCTTGAGTAAGAGTTTTAGGAGAATATTGAGCTATGGCATTTGATGAGTTCATAGCAAAGGACAGAAATAAAAAAATAGAAAAGATAGTAATAAATTTTTTGATCATATTTACTGACCTCCCAGATTACAACTTCTCAAGATTGATGAGTTCAAATTATATTATGTGATATTTAAAAAAATATATTCAAAATAAAAATTTTACTTACTACGTAATACTACAATTAAACGCAAAATATGCCCCAATTAAGGGGCATACAATGGATTTTTTTAATAATAATATAATCAACAACCAATTATATTATGTACTATTTGAAAAAAAGTATTCAAGTAATTTAATTCATTAAGGAGCTTGAAGAAATGGTATATATTCAGAAGATTGGTTAAGAGAGGAAGAAGTTTAGAAGTAAATCGTAGTATGTGGAGTGGAGGGAGTTTAGGATGGATAGACCAAAAGACTTACCTAATCGATTAGAATGTGCGTATTGTAAGCGGAATCATAGACATGGTGGAGAATGTCATGGGAAGGATATAAACAGAAATGAAACTGGATGTTTATTTTTTAGTATGGATTCAAGAGGATGCATAAGAACACAAGATTTAATACTTCCTTTTAATTTGTATATGGACATTCCGCCACTAAATATGTGGGAGGATAGTTGGACAGTATGTGAAAATGATACAGAAGTAAGGATAAATAAAATATATGCTTTAAGTTGGGACAAGCAAAAAGGATTATTAAAAGTAAAAGCAAATGTTGATTATTATATTAATGAGTTCAGCGAAGAATATATAAACAATAAAAATAAACCTATTTTAAAAGTTATTAAATAATGCGAAAACTATAGAAAATGCGTAGTATTTAATTTAGATAATGTTCTTTGAAAATTGAATAATATGATTTTTACAAAATATGCTATAATTAATATAGAATAGTAAGATATTATGAATTATAAATGATTTATATTTTTGGAGGAAACAAGATGATAAATAGCAGGCTACTAAATCCAAACGATTTTAAGATTGATGAAGAATGTTGCGAAGATATGGCAAAAGGGACAGCCGCTTGCAAAAGGCTTATAGAGAAATGGACACCTGAACTGGAAACTCAGATGTTAGAAGCCTTTATAAACATTTATTATGATGATATGTATGAACAATGGGGTCCTGATGATGAGGAAGAAAGTAAAGAGTATTGGCAGGAAATCAAGTCACCCGCAGACCTTGTAAAATACACTGGGACAGATGTTACGCTTTATGCTTTGGAAGACAGCATATATGCCAAAAGTAAAACAGAGAAGAACAAGTATGAATCACAAAATGTTGATGTATGTGTGATATTCGTACTTAGTTGTCCGTGGGAGGAAGAGCATGGTTGGGCAGCTGTTTTTGTAGATGAAAAATTTGTTAAAGTTGATAGAGATATTGTTGATTGCGTTTGGTTGGACTGATTAGAAAAATGTAGTTATGTATACAGCCCCAAATCCGTGCATTCCCTACACACGTCGTAGATATTAAGAATAATTAGAAGTTGTTTTACTTCATAATGTTGGTAAATTATAAATCAATAAAAGCAAATAACAAATTGTAAAATCGCATTATTCAAGAAGAAATTGAATTTGCGATTTTTTATTGCGTAATTCTAAAATTTAGCGTAGTGAAGGTAAAAATAAAAGGTGTTCATAATGAACACCTATTCTAATTAGAGAATGAATCATGGAAAGTGAATTCTCTAATCAATCTATCTAGATTATAACATAAAAGTATTATAAAGGATAGGTGGGAAAATATGAGCGAGAGAGTAAAAAAGGAATTAGCATTATATAGACTAAGAGAAATTGAAATTGATGATATGAAGCTGAAAGTTGAAGAATTAAAAATTGGGGAGCAACTTGGAACAATGAATTATGAGGAAAAAGTTCAAAGCTCAATGAAGTGCAAAAATAATGATTATGTTATGAATGAAATAGAAATTTTGGAAAAGAAAATAAGGTTTAATGAAATTGCCAATAAGAGAATTGATAATGCATTAAAAAGATTAGACATAGATGAAACAGAAGTTATATAAAATATAAAAATGAACGTGATTATGTTTTATTCGTAGTTGGTATAATTACTGGATATAGAGCAGGTGATTTAGTTAAATTAAAAGCCAGAGACATAAGGGAAGCTCTTAGGAGAAATGAATTTACTATTTTTGAAGGTAAGAAAAAGAATTCAAAAAATATTAGAGAAAAAAACAGAAAGCCTAGAACAGTTGAAGTAATACCTAAAGTCACAAAGCTCCTTAAAGAATATATTTCAATCTAGAAAAGGCATTAATAAACCTATTGGAGTTCAAGCTGTTAGCAATATCTTAAAAGAAGCAGGAGAGTATTTTGGCTTATATGATATTTCAGCTCATAGCATGAGAAAAACTTACGCCTATAAGATCTATATTGAAAGTGGTAAGGATATCGTAGCAGTGCAAAAGTTATTAGGCCATAGAACTACTCAGGAAACAGAATTATATATAAAGAAAAATATCATCAATATTCAAAATCATTAAGTGATTTTGAATATTGATGATATTTTTTATTTTTCGAAGGTATTAACATTCGAGGTAAAAAAATAAAGACATATAGAAGAAGAGAAAATTAAAAATGAATGTGTGATTCTCCTATATAATCAAACATTCAAATCGAAAAAAACGAACGTTTGAAAATGTTTTGCAGATAATGTTCAATAAATTTTCCTGTGATTTTACTTATAAAAAATGTTATAATTAAAGAAAACAATAAATAAATTGTACTTATCTATAAAAGATGATTATCTTTTTAGAGAGGAGTAATGTGATGGTAGATTTAAAAGAAAGTAAATTCATAAGAGATATGTTAGATGTTTATGCGGATGAGAAACTAATAAAATCGTATGATATTACAGATAAAATAATAGTTAATGTTTGCAAAGGTATAGATCCTGCTGAAATAGAGGAAATGATAAGTGGTGCTTTATATGTAGAATATCAAGCTGATAGCTATTCAATAAATGTGGAGGTAAGAGAATGATTAATATTTTTAAAGATAAATATGTTGATTTAGTTAAAAAAGAGCTTGTAAGAAAAGGATTAGTTCAAGATTTAAAAGTAGATCCTATTACTAATACTGTTATAGTAAAGACACATTTAGATAAAAGAAGAGCATCATTGGTGGCTACTAGAGCTATGATGGCTTTGGGCACAAATAAATATGGAAATGTAAAAGTTGAGGTAATTAAAAGTGAACTTCCATAATTTGAAAGATAAGCTCAAGCAAATTAGAGAGCTTATAAGAGTTGAAACTGATAACGTGCTTGCGTTAAATGCTTCAAAATGCTTGGCACTTATTTTTTTGGCAGATTACTATCAAGTATATTATGCATTTAAGTATAGTAAATGGAATGATTGCGCAATGCATAGTTTGGCAAGTAAACTAGCTAAAGTAGAAAGAGTATTCATAAGTGATAGAACTGGTTTGGTTGAACCTCTGGATATGATAATATTGGATAGATGTTCATATGCACATGGAGATGTTGATTTAGGAACGGAAGAAATAAATGTAGATGATATAGAAAAGCTCACAAATATATTAGATTCATTAATAACACCAGATATTTATGATAAAGCTATAAATTTAGATATAAATGGATATGCAAGAAATTAACATAATAAATAATACTTAAAAAGCACTTATAATGAACTGTACCCTGTCAAGTAGACAGATGAAAAAATAAAAATTTATGCCGATAAGGTCTGATTTCGATATTCAATTGGAGTCAGACCTTTTAAATTTGTCTGTAACCTTTTTGTATTATAAAATACTATGTAGTCATCAATTGATTGTCTCAATTCTTCATATGTATAAAATTTTTGCAAATAATACATCTCACATTTTAGAATTCTCCAAAAACCTTCCATTGGTCCGTTGTCGATACACCTACTGACACGTGATATGCTTTGAGTTGCTTTGATTTTATCAAGTTTAGCTTTGAAAGTTCTATTAGTATAATCGATTAAGAAAAAGGGATTGCTCCCTTTCCCTAATCTAAGAACCGTCGTGAGAGTTTCCCACTCATACGGCTCAAGCATTTCTTCACCCTTTCAGGCGGCAACAAATATATGCAGTTTTATCTTTCTTTTATCAAAATAGTCCTTGTCTAAGAAAGGTGTTTTTGTAACCTGCTTTGGATGTCTGACTATTTTAATCCGTCTCAAATTAATTAGACTGTACTCATCCGTCTTGAAAAGCCATCTTTTCCAACCTTTTTCCTGCCAGTATTTATTTAATTTCCACCATTTGTTCTTATTGGGGTGTCTATGTTTTGCCCATTGCTGTAGTAACTGATAAAGGGTGTTGTTAATATTTGAAAAGGCTTTGCTAGCAACAACATGTTTGTGGTAATTTGTCCAACCTCTTACGACTTGGTTAAGCCTTCTTATTAGGTCAGATTGGGTGCTAGCTTTACCCTCCTTAAGGATTATTGTTGAACATTTCCTAATTATGTTTTTAATTGAATTTTTAGAAGGTTTAACTATTAATTTCCCGCTGTATTTCTTAAATGTCCAGCCAAGAAAGTCAAACCCTTTATCTATATGTGTAATTGCAGTCTTTTCTTCTGATAGTGCTAGACCTCTTGATTGGAGGAATTGACTAACCGTAGTTTTAAGTTCTTCAGCAATTTCTTTTGAGTTTGCAGTAATAACAAAGTCATCAGCATACCGAATCAAGTTCACTTTAGTTTTGGCTCTGTAATGATTTTCTATTTTACCTTTTGAATTTCTATGATATTTATCTTGAATCACTTTTTCGAGTCCATCTAATGTCATATTTGCATATATACTTGAGATTGCACCGCCTTGTGGCGAACCTGTTTCCGTTGGAAACAGCTTTTCTTCATATATATATCCTGATTTTAGGAACTGCTTCATAATAATTTTATCCATTGGTATATTGTTTTGTAACCATTCATGGTTAATATTATCAAAACAACCTTTAATATCACCTTCAAGTATCCATGTTGGAGAACATTTTCTAGCTAATACACAAAATATCTGCTCACAGGCATCTTTTGCACTTCGTCCACGGCGGAATCCAAAGGAAATGGAATCACCTTTTGTTTCTGCAATTGGCTCAAGCGCTAATGCATATAATGTTTGCATTGCTCTATCATACATTGTTGGTATGCCTAATGGACGTTTCTGCTTTTTACCTTTCTTTTCGATATATACTCGTTTTAAAGGTTTTGCTTTATAGTTTTTGTCAGTAAGTGAAAGCACAGCTTTCATCTTCGAGGCAGAGGTAGACCATAGTTTTTTGTCTACTCCAGATGTATTCTTCCCTTTATTTGTTGTTACTTTTCTTACAGCATAAGCCTTAGCTGAAAAAGAGTGGGTTAATAAGTATTGTAATCTTTTGGCTTTATTATTGTCTCCATTTTTTGTTGCCTTAGCGATTCGGGTTTGTAGTCTATTAACATCGAGTTCAACTTGCTTCCAGTCAATTGTTTCCCATTGAAATTCAAGTGATTTCGTGTCTTTTAGTCTCTCGGTTTTAACCGTCGTTGAATTACTAAAATTCATAAATATATAATCCTTTCTTGCTAAGAAATACCATAGGATAAGTCTGCACTCTTTCGAGTTAAGGCAAATTTTGAACCTTTATCTGTTTCCATTACAAAATCAGCATTCGCTTTTTATCCTTTTCTTCCGCCCTCTATGTCTTTTCGCCCCTTGCGGTTAGATACCTCTCACTGAAGGAACATATAGGGTTTACCAAGTTACACGTAATACATAATTGTAAATGCCTTAGGAGTCATCTTTAAACCGGGAGTTCTTTATCCATTCGCATTGGTTTAACAGTTGGCCTTTGCTCAGCTCCTTACCATTTTGGTCAAAGCGTTTCAGCCTATTTCGCTTTCTCCAGCGTAACGATGCCTACAATGATTCACTTTACGTTCTCCATAGCATTCTTACTCTAGCAGTTGTCCCAGTTTAGGCTACTCGAACTTCCACATTGTCTCGTGAGCTTTCTAACCCAAACGTTACCATTCACGCTAGTCACGATAGAGTTACCCCGAATGGATGGGGCAGTCTAACGACAATGTATTACGCGACTTCTTGTCGCACCTGAAATCCCCTGTCACTATGAAACAGTGGATTTGCATTCGGATTAGCACTTACTGCTAAATCAAATATTGCGCTAAGGTAAGCCTTTTTACCATTAAGTAGCTTAAATTCTGTAACATCTGTTAACCATTTTTCATTTGGTCTATTCGCATAAAATTCTCTATTTAATTTGTTTTCAGCAGTAATTTGCGGAGTACTTTGAATATAAGACTTTCTCTTTTTTCTTATAACTGACATTATGTCTATAGATTTCATTAATCTATAAATTCGTTTATGATTATATTGTTTATTCAGAAGTCTATTTATACTCATTGTTATCCGAGGGTATCCATAGATACCATTTACGTCTTCATAAGGCTTAACAATCTCTTTTAATATTATTGAATTCTCTCTATCTAATTCAGTCTCTGAACGGTTGATTAATTTGTAGTAAGATGATCGTGCAGTATTAGATAGATTGCATAAATCAGCTATCGGATATCCATTTTGCTCATGTAATTCTTTTATAGAAATATATTTATATTCTTGGAGTATTCTAGTACCTATCGCTTTCTTTCTACTTCCTTCAATTTTTTTTAAGAAATCAATATCCATCTTTAAACGTGTATTTTCTGCTTCAATAAGTTTTAATTGTGCAGATAATTTATCAGACTCAGTAAGCTCAGCAGCCTCTTTACGCTTACCACGACGGTCAATTAGTTCTTCATATCCATTAGCTTTTTATTTTTTACCCACGTATAAACTTGTTGATAAGAAACCTTAAACTTATCAGCAGTAGCTTGATAATCATCATTATTCGAAATGCAGAATGCAACAATCTCAGCTCTTTCTTCATAATTAGCTTTTCTATCCATAAAAATATACTCCCTCCATACTAACAGTTTTATTATTTTAACTGTCTAATATAAAGGGAGCATATCACAATCAGGTGGAACCGAATTAGAAGATAACATATTAACAAATTTATCTTGTGAAGTTCCAGATTGAAAAATAACAAAGTCAGTAAATATTGAAACAAAAGAAGCAATATTTGAAGATATACCTAAAACAGAATCAGAGATTTTAAAGGAAAAAGTAAATGACTTAGCGCAAGCAAATGCAGAATTAACAAGCATAGTAGCAACTATGGAAACTACTAATGCTTAGTATAATAAATTTGATCTTAAGGAGAGTGTTTAAAATGCAATTTAACAAAAATAGTGGATGCGTAAAAGTATGGGTTACATTAATAGTAGGAGGTACTTACGAATATAAGGATGTTCCTAATCTTTTGAATCTACAAGAACAGGTAAAATTAGTCCTTGTAGATATGGGAGCTATGGAAGATACAACTACAGAAAGTAGTGCATCATAGGAAAATTAGATGTAGTATTAAAAAATTCAGAGCAACATTAGGAGCTTTTAATGGTTCTTTTATGCTGATTGAAAAAGTTAATAAAGTGTAAATTCTTAAATGATTAATATGAGGTATTAAAAACTATGTTACAATATAATTATGATATTAAATCAGGTATAAAATACTATAATTAAATAAGGGAGGAATTTAATGAAGAAGACTAATAGCATTTTAATTCAATTTAGTAGAGTGGTATTTATGATATTAGGTTCAATTTTAGCTGCAATTGGATTAGAGATATTCTTAATACCTAATAGTATAATTGATGGAGGAATAACTGGAATATCAATTATGGCAAGCCGCTTAACCAATGTAGAATTAGGTATATTTATATTTGTACTTAATTTACCATTTGTAATTATTGGATATAAACAGATAGGTAAAACTTTTGCTCTTTCAACTATATTTTCAGTAATGTGTTTTTCAATTGTAGTAACTCTACTTCATCCAGTTCCGGGTATAACACAAGATACACTTTTGGCTACTATATTTGGAGGTATAATACTAGGTGTTGGGGTAGGATTAATTATAAGAAATGGGGGATCGTTAGACGGAACTGAAATTGTCGCTATTCTTTTAGATAAAAGAACTTCATTTTCTATTGGAGAAATAGTTATGTTTTTTAATTTATTTATTTTAGGATCTTCAGGTTTCTTATTTGGATGGGATAGGGCGATGTATTCGCTAATAGCTTATTTTATTGCTTTTAAAACCATAGATATAACAGTTGAAGGTATAAATGAGTCCAAGGCGGTAATTATTGTTTCAGATAAAAACAAAGAAATATCAGAGGCGATAATGTCTAGACTTGGCAGAGGGATTACTTTATTAGATGGAAAAGGCGCTTATAGTGGGAGTGAAACAGAAGTTATATATTTAGTTTTATCTAGACTTGAAGTTGCTAAATTAAAAAATATTGTACATCATTTTGACAAGGGAGCATTAATTACAATTACAAGTGTTGAAGGAACTGGTAAAAAGTATGCAAAAAAAGCAATACATTAGAATTTTATAAATATGTATTCTATAATAATAAATTTTACATAAGTACTTACAGAAATGTAGGTGCTTTTATTTTATGAAAATAACTAGTAAAAAGAGGTGTAATATGAATGAAGAATTAGTAAAAGACAAAATTGAAACTCACGAAAGAAGGCTTAATAATCATGGGGATAGGATTGATAAGCTTGAACAAGATGGAAGAGAACTAAAGACGGAGCTTAAAAATCTATGTGAAAATCTTAAAAACTTAACTAGCACGATGAAGTGGTTTATAACCGCAATGGGAGGAGCTTTAATTAGCTTCTTTTTTTATGCAGTTCAAACAGGAATATTTAATAAATAATTGGAGGTATGTAAAATGATAAAACAAATTTTAGGACTAGTAATAAGTATATTAAAAAATAAAACATACATGACAGCAGCTAGAGAGGTATGGAGCATTGTAGATGAGAACTTTAGGATTACAGAAAAAGTTGAAGATAAATTTAGAAGTAAAACTGAAGAATTCGATAAATTATTGCTTGCTAAATTTCCAGAACTAACTAATGAAGATGTTATATATTTTAGGCAAGCAATTGCAGGAAGCGTTAATGTGGGTAAGGAAGCAGTATTAGATAATTCCGTAATTATGAAGGAATTACAAGAATCAAACGCTAAATTACAAGCAGAAAACGCAAGTCTAAAAGATCAATTAAGCAAATTTCAATCGCTTGCAGCAGCAACAGTAAACGCAGATGTGCAGCAAACAGTATAAGCTTAGTTTTTAGGGTAGCCTTTAAGGTTACTCTTATTTTTATATTTAAAATAAGAAAGGAAGATATAAATGAAAGGTATAGATATAAGTAATCATAACGGAAATATAAATTTTAACCAAGTAAAAACAGCAGGAGTAGAGGCTGTTTATATTAAAGCTACAGAAGGAACAACGTTTAAAGATAGCTATTTAGATACAAATTATTCTAACGCACATTACGTAGGATTAAAAACAGGGTTCTATCATTTCTTAGTTGGAACTAGTGAGCCAGAAACTCAGGCTAATAATTTTTATAATGCCATAAAAGATAAAACCAGTGATCTCATTCCAATGCTAGATGTGGAAACTAATTTTGATGGACTAATGGATTATATTTTAAGATTTATTGCTAAATTTAAAGAGCTATCTAATATGCAAATAGGTATTTATACTTATACTAGTTTTATGGATAACTTAGATAATAGAATTGCAGATTATCCATTATGGGAAGCAAACTATAATAATGATCCATGGAGATTAAATTCTAATTTCTTCACTAATAGAGTAGGACACCAATATAGTGAAACAGGATCTTTAAGCGGAATAAATACAGAATGTGATATGAATGAGTTTAATGATGGAATATTAAATAAAACTACTGGATATGTTGTTACAAACTATTTACCTAATGGCTATCAAGGAGATAATAGTTTTAATGGTGTTGATGCTGATTATGTGCTCCAATATTTTAAAGGAGTTAGATGTTATTTTAGGGGAAACGAAAAAGGGGTATGGATTGAAACTCAAAATCTATCTATGAGCAAATGTTTAGAGTTAAAAGAAACTTTGGGAAGCTGGTTTTATGATATAAAGTAATATGGTATAATGATTATTACTAAATTGCATATACTCTGTTTAGTAAAGGTAGACTAGGTAGAATACTTAGTCTACCTTTTTTGCTTTAATATAATAATTCTTATAAATCAGATGAAAATAGTCTTGTATAATTCATGAAATTATGATATTATAATGTTACACACAAAGCTAACAGCGATAGTAGATAGCGTTAGACTCCCAAGATAATTACAAGATTCTTTTTTAAGCATTAAGTCTTGTAGGGTAGTAAAGAGAAATCTTTATTACCCTTATTTTTTTGCGCAAAAAAGAGATAGCAAAAAATATTAGGAGAATAATGATCCAAGCTATCTCTTTATTTATTAAAAATAGGAAATCGTATCTTAATTTTTAACACTATTAAGATAAAATATACATAAAGTTATAAAAATATATTCCAATAAAATAATTGATTAACACGATTTTAAGAGAATAAATCTTAATTTTAAGTATTCAAATAACTTTTCATCTTTTCAAATACACTTCGAGTAGGTATATAATTTTGATAACAATATCTATATAAAGTTCTTTTAGATATATCCAAAGATTTACACAACTTATCCTTATTAATGTGGATATTTTTATTAAGTACGGTGGATAAATATTGATGAAAGTTATCCATAGATTCTAAATACGAATCAAAAAAATACTTACTATTAATATTGAAATAACTAGCTAGTTTTATTGATTGCTCTTTTGTGGGGAATAACTCGCCACGTTCATATTTTGATATAATCGATTTGCTAATACCTATAATTAATGACAATTCTTTTTGTGTTAAATCATTTAACTTTCTTAATCTAACCAAATTTTCAGCAACCGTATTTGCTGGAAGATCTTTAAACTCATCTTTTAAATCAATTCTCAA